GAAGCCTGCTCCGTCATCATTAACGTCAACAGTAAACATGAGGTTGGTATCTGGAGCGCCGCCGGCGGTAGATGCCGCAGTCGAACCTCCCCAGATATTCAACTCTGCATCCGTTGACAGAGTCCCACCTTCATAACTCCAAGCAATACCCCCAATACTCCACCGTTGTCCGGCCACGGCGGTTAGGGTTACTTGGGCTTGTGCGGCGGTACTAACCGCTACTAGAGTTCTACCACGCTGCATATCTAACATAGTTTATCCTCTTAGAAATTACCGCCCAAATCGGGCGTATCCCAGCGATCTCCTTGTTCTCCAGAGCCGCTACTTGATCCGTATTCCTTATTAATCTTGTTCATTTCTTGGGCCACGGTTGACCAGCCGTCTGGTTGCCCGGGCCGCCAATTTACATCGCTGCCAATCGTACCTTGTAGTACGGCTTTTCGTCTAAGTGCTTCTTCTTTACTCTTCTTTATCTGTGCATAGCGTTCAGCAAATAGAGGGTGCATCATGTTCTTCCCCGGTGGGAAGTATAGACGGACTCCGTTAAGCCCGATGACAATTCCTTCCATTTGAATAGTCTGGGCATCCCCAACACGACCCATCTGAAGCTTGGGTTCGACATACACCTCAACCTTCGGGCCATTCTTAATCTGATCCTGCATCCACAGTTTCTTTTGGTTAGTGTTAGTTCTAACTTTCTTCTTGATTTCTTTATATCTTTGACCAGTTACTTCGTTAAGCCGTGCTTTCTGCTTGTCTGTTAACTGTAATGCCTCATCCAGGCTAGAAATAATGAACCGCGCCTTATCCCGCTCATATGCCTCTGCAGTCTTATCTGCATTAGCCATGAACTGCTTATATGCGTTAGCAGCATCTGGGTTCGTGTCTTCCAAATTTTCCCCACGAATAACCCGCTGTAAAGCCAAACCAATCTGCGCTGCTTCTAAGTTCGTAGCAGTAGGTAGCTTCTCGTACAGGGCCTTGACTAAAGGATCGTTATGCGGACTGGCTGGACTTGCTAGGATTTCCGCCTGTTCCGCTAACGTCCGGCGTCGCGATCGGCTCCGTCTTCTGCGTGTCATTTTTCTTTTCTCCTAATTTCAAAACATCTGAATCTCTGGCATACAAATCTGGCACAATGACGGTAGAGTAATCCCGTTCATCTATCATATTAGCATTTCTATTCTCAGATACAAATATGAATTGTTGAACTTGACTTAAACGCCCCATGGCTAAACTCAATATTCCCGTCCAATAGATTTCCTTGTTTCGTAAAGCTCGGAGTCTATTTTTCCATGAGGCTATTGCCTCGGGGTCCTGCGTATACAACTCAAGATTTCTGTATACTTCCATCTTCGCACCGGCTACAGCGTCCATGTATGTTCTTGCTTCCTCTACTTCATCTAGATACTTAACTTTTTGTACTTCTAGGGTAAGTCGATCAATGAAGCCCGTCTTACCATCACCATGTCTGGTATGTACATTAAGTAGGTACATTTCAATAAGATGATTTGCACCTAAGTAGAAATTAACTGTAGCGGTTGAAGCCAATTCGGCCTGATGTTGTATCTCAACTTGCTTCTGTAGTTCCACGGCCTGAGTTACAAACTCAGGCTTAGTCTGTAAATGCTCTATCATCTGTCTTGCCCCATGCTGCTGCATAGCCTTGTCCTTTAGGGGCAAAAGTTCTTTTTGTATCTCTTCTTTTCGAGCAAGTAAGTGAGAAGGTAGAAGAACATTTGCAATCTCATACCCATAAAGCTTGCCCTTCAAGAGTGGGGAATTATCTGCTATTGCTAGGCCCACGCCCAGAGCCATAGCCTGTCCTACCCAGAATTCCGCGCCGGGCTTCTGATACATGTACTCAGATTGAGTTCCCATGTTAAAGCCCCAAACTTCTACCATTTCCCATTTCCGCTGCCAAAGAGCATAAGCCAGCATCCATGCAAAGGTACTAGTATAATATCCGTGTTTGTAGATGTCTAACCACTTTCGTCGTTTTCCTGTTCTTAGATCAACTGTCCACACGTTACTAAAGAACATTTCATCTGCTTCTTTAAGCGGGAAGGACTCTGCGTTAGGCACAACAGCGAACTTATCCTGCATAACGATAGGAAAATTATGTTCAAGTCCTAACCATTCCGGGTGCCGTAAATCATTTGGGTTATTGTTGCGGCCCCAATCTTCTTCAGTGTGCATTTGAAACCAACGATCAGCCCGAAAAAGGCCGCCCTTGGTTTTCATATAGTCGGCGTTATAGGCTTCGTTACAGCCCCAGATTTCTACGCTCCGCTTGTCATATGGAGCAAGATGTCTGGAAGAAAGAGCAAATCCGCATAACGCCACAGTCTTCGGTACGGTTAACCGAGTCTTGCGCAATGCGGATATCGTGTCTTCCCATTTAAGGGTTGGCGCGTCCAGATTGCCCCTATTCTCGGACGTACTTGAGTTTTCTGTCTCAGTCACTTTATCAACTCCTTCATCGAGTGTGAGTAGGGGCGGTTGTTCCGCCCCCTAGATTGTTAACTCAGATTAAACATAGTCCTTGCGGAAAGCGTCTGCCCGATTAGGCTTAATCACGATCCAACAACGAGCTATGCCCGTTGTTCCGGCTCCACCGTTAACGTCTACCTGAAGTTCACGCTGTTGTCTACCAGGAAGTCCGACTGAACCTACGCCGCTTCCAGCAAACCTAGCATATCGCTTTAGTAGAACCTGCTCAACAAAACCAGTAGCCTCAATAGAAGGACCAGCAAAAGTTGCTAAGGCAACCTCGGTATCCCGAAGAACAATGGAACCGTTAGGTTTGTTAAAGGCAGTAACGATCTCTAGTCCGGCAGCCCAAAGGATTGTATCCTCTGGGATGGAGAAAATTCTTACGGCTGTGCCCGTGTCAAAGTTGATAACGTCGGACTCAATAGCGTACAAACTTGCGTCTGCCAACTTATTGGCCCATACGTTACCAGCGATGCCTTTCGGCCACGCAGGAATCTTTCTTGCAGCCATTTTAGTTTACCTCGTCTAGATTACGGCTGGTCTGGAACTTCTAGGTAGAACACATACATTTCGCAGTGTCCTTCAGTTCCCAGAGCTGCGGCACCAGAGAATGACAAAGAAATAAAGTCATCACTATCCGCAGGCCATGCTCCGCCGAATAGCACGGAAACCGTTGAAAGCGGGATTCCCGCGCCAACGCCAGTGCTCTGTCCATAGCGAAGATCGAAGATGCTTGCTGCGGTAAAGTCTGCCGCATGTGCACCAGTGTCCGAAGCGAACGCTACTGGGTCAGAGTCTACTCCAACGTTGATTGCTCCAACAGAGAACACCTCAACAACGTTGAAGATGATGTTAAGTAGGCGATAGTTGCTGTCGGCAAAGGTCAAAAGCTGACCAACACCTAGAGTACCCACACCCGCGGCTACAGACGCCGTAGTAACATCAACATCATTTGAGCCAGAGAAACCCGAGCTACCGAAGGTAATTCGGATCATCTTCTGGACTAGTGGGTCAGAACCTAGAAAGGCCTCACCCACCACAGGGATTTGCTTGCTAGCCATATTAGTTTACCTCATTCAGGATTTGACTCAGGTTTAGCTGAAGTCGTTGCAGTGCTCTAGGTTTCGAAGCCAGTTGGCCTGCGTTACTAGAACGTCGAACGCGAACTTCCAAGCCAAGGTACCTCGCTGGTTCAATGGGTCGAAGCCCGTCTCACCAAGGCCCTTGCGGATGATCTCCACGCTGTTAACTCCGCCCCCGGTGTTTCCACCTGGGTTGTAGTCCGCAGGAGCAGCCGTTGGGTTTAGATTCGGCATCTGGCTTGCAAATCCGGCAACACCGTGGGAGTCGGCGCCGATGAACAGCATGTCGTAGACATCCGTGTTCGTTGCGCCACCGTCAACGTAGATGCGGGCGTTTGAACTCATGTAGAATACACAGTTCATAAGCGTTCCCAGCATACCCGATCGGATAGCGGTGTTCGGAGCTTCCTGTACGAATGCCGCCATGAAGGTGTCATCCTGTAGCAGGTTCTTCCAGGTGTAAGGGTGTAGAACACATGCGAAGCGACCACCCTCCACGGGTCTCGCGTTCTGATTCTCCAACTCAGCAAGCTGAATTAGGATGTCGTCGAACGTGATTTCGTGTGACAAGGTGCTGTCCAAAGAAGTTCTTGCAGTCTGACCTGCTGAGAAGTCAGTGGTTGCACCGTCTGTCAAGTCGTTTCGAAGCAGAGTATCCGCAGAAAGACCTGCCTGCTCGCCTAGCACACCCACCATTTCAGATAGAATAGGGTCGTAACCCTGCTCTACGATCCGCTGGGTGTAACCCATCCATGTACCGTAGTACACAGGGGTCACTGTAAGCTGAGTCAAGGTAGGTGCAGAACCTTCAACCGGGGTCACACCTTCCTGTGCTAGCGGAACTGTGATGGCTGAAAGTGACTCGTATCTGCGAAGCTCTAGAGTACCATAGCCAGTTAGGGTGGCTGGGGTAGCCCAACGACCGTGCACTAAACGAGGTAGTGCTCGGCTTAGGAGTCGGCGGGAAAAGTTTGTCTTAACCGCGCCTGCATAATTTGCAACACTTGCTTGCGCCATTTTAGCCTCTTGTGCCTAGGCTTAGATGGCATCCTTACGAAGAAGAGATTGCGTTATCTCTTTGGTTCTTCTAGGGGCATACCCTCTAATCCCGGCAATACTGATGCGGGTAGCTGTCTCGTCTCAACGGCACGATACAGTTGTTCCAAAGTCGGCTTTACGCCGCCGAAATACTGGGCTGCTGCTTCCAGCGCCTGCAACTCCGTTCGAGGAACTGTTGGGTTCCCGTGAGTAAGAGTTGCCACGTTTGGAGGAGTCAAGTCCCCAGCACGTTGAGCAATCGCGTTCGGGTCCAAGGATTCGCTGCCCTTCTTTAAGGTATCAAGCTGAGCCTGGATTGCCGACAACTTACCGTCGTACTCAGTGATCGTCTTACGTTCCTGAGCACGTACTGCCTGCAGTCCATTCCATCCACTATCAGCAAGGTCCTGTAGGGACCCACTGGTGTTTAGACTGGTTACAGGAACGCCCAGTGCGGTAAATTGCTGCAGATAACCAGCCGCTGCCTGGGCATCTGCCGCTTGCTGCTGTATTGCGCGCATTCGAAACTCGCGCTCTTCTACTAACTTAGAAAGGCGAGAGTTATCGTAACGCAACGCTTCGGCTTCTTCCATTCCGGCCATCTTCTCCCGGTGGTAAGCCTCTTCCCATCGTGCCTTCTCTTCTTCAGATTGTGCACTTAGAGAGTTGATCTGCCCTTGATACGTGCTTTGCAGCCGTCTCAGGTTTCGATCATTCTCAGTCTTCATCGCGTTAAGAGAAGTCTGAGTTGCTTCAAGTGTGCTCTTAAGTTCCGCCGCTTGAGCTGCCCAGTCTACCTTGTCCGCGGCTTCGCCGCCTACGGGCTGTGTGCCCGGTGCGGCAGAATTGGCTACCATTTCTGGCTCCATTCTTACCTCCACGGACGGCTAAAGGGTGCCGTCTACCATTAGATTGTTGTACGTAAAAATAGCGAGCTTTACGCCCACTGTCCTAATAATACCAAAACGAACCATCCCATGTCAAGTGCTAGACCTTCGTAACTACGCCGCCGCCCCCACCCTTTGTTGCAGCCTTCTGGCTCTCGGCAATAAGTTCGGCTATGTAAGCGGCCCATTCCCCTGCCTTTACGGCCCCCAAGTAGGCCAAAGCTGGACCAGATAGCGGCTTACCCTCAGCCTTTAGGTCCACGATCTCATTCAATACACCCTTTGGAGTACCCTTGCCGAACCCAGCCGGCCAGAACGGAGACCCTGCTACGCCGCCAGAACCCAAGATTCGAGGATCGGCCAGCCGATTAGTATCATAGGTAGAGCGATAACCCTGCCCCACCATTGTTTCTCTTGGAGTAAAGCTACCACCCCCACCACCACTAAAGGAAGTCTGTCTTCGGCCTCCACCGCCACCACCCCCACCAGAAGTTCCACGCTTCTCTGCGCCTTCTCCGGCCAAGCCAGTCTGGGTTGTGTAGGCTTCTGGATTGTAGTACTTAGCCCAAAGTTGGTTGTCTTCGCCATAGGCGTCTCGCATATCGTAGTATTCGTCAATCTCTGGGTTGTCCTTTCTGTATGCCTTTTTATCGGCTCCAGATAGAACGCCATATACAGCCAATAGGTGTCGGAAATCCTCACCGAAGGTATTGGTTATTCCCTTCCAGAAATCATCGTTTAGCCGCTTGGCCGCTCCCCACTCGACTAACTGTGCCTGAGTGGGTGTACCTACTCCCATGGCCTCGGCAGTCTTCTTGACTATGCCATGCAACTCTTGAAGCTTAGCGTAGTCCTCAAACCCGCCGCCGGTTTCATACCAAGCAGTAATGCTGTCAGTCTCACCGCCCGCCTTTACGAAAGCTTCCTTGAATACATCGAAGTTCTCGCCCGGGCCGATCGCTGCCAACATTTCCCACACTTCGCTTTCTACAACTCCCCGTTCACTATTCGGAAGATTTCTTTCCTCAATAGTCTTTAGGGATGTAGCACCAAAGACTTCCGCCAACTGCGCTGGCGTAAACTTACCCTCTGGGTAATTCTCCAATATCCATCGTTGAAGTTCTGGTAGCCCAAGACCCTTAGCCTTTTCTAACCATTCTTGCTCAGCAGTTTCTTGCTCATAAGAGTTCAAAGATTCCCATTCTTTCTGCTTAGCCATATATGGGTCCCACTGTAGAGCCTTGAATGCGTTATTCATGGCCTCAAATGCCGTATCGTTCTTTAAGCGATATGCGTCATAGCCTTCGGCATTTGTCTGCTTCAATAGTCCTTTAACCACGGCCTCCGGTACGATTATTCGATGGCCCGGAATCTCTAATGGATTCTCGCCATCCTCAAAACCAGCGCGACCCGCAACTTCGTGAACCAAGAATGCGCCAGCTAGATCGGTTCCGACTCCAGGTAAGTCTTCCTTCCACGCCTCTACGCGCGCAACCCAACTGTCATATGGTTCCTCATCTTCAACATACCACTTAGGCATCGTGGCATCAATGTAACTCCACCACATCCGTTCAAAGTTATCTGCAATCGTCTTTTCAGTCTTGTAGCCAACGATCCAATCTCGCTGTGCCACAGCATAAGCAGGATGATCGTCCAGAGCCTTGCGGGTACGGAAATAGTTCTTAAAGCAGGTTCGGCGTACCGCGGAGTCTGAACCAATACCGCCGCTAAGCTGACACTCATTAAGCTGATCGTGTGCCAAGGCCAAGGAATCATAGTAGGCTTGAGTGACTTCATTCTCATGAATTCTCTGAGCCATGAGTTCAATACGCTCTTGTCCATAAGCCTGTCCGCCGCCCTGCGTCTCTACCCAACGTGAAGCGCCATAAAGCTGAGAAACCCACCCCTCTGGGGTTTCCCACTTCATATTCTGGTAAATCTCCATACGAGTCTCTGGTACAGGATCAAGTTGGAAGATCGCGGTACCAGTTACGTTATTAATAGAATCCTTCAAGAAGTTAAGGTTATCTCGAACCGCCATGAGCTGAGCTTCGGCGTCTGAAAATTCCTTTGGATAGATTCCAGTAAAGAAGCCCAGAAGCTGTGAGTAGTACTGGGTTTGCTCGATATGGTCGCGAGCCGCTATCCATCGAGGATTTTCTCGATTACGTGTAATGTGTTCTTTATCAAAGGTCGGCGCACCAAATTCATCATAGCCAGTAACCACGAAACCAAGAGCATTGTAAATCTCGCTCTGCACTTTGGCAAGATTATCTGGATTCTCCGTAAGCTCCTGCAGGGCGCGCATATATATTTCCTGTTCTACCAAGAAGTCCATCCATCCTACATCCTCAGTAAACAGGCCAGGGTCTCCTGGGTAACGAGACTGGCGAAGCGCGCGTCGAATGTCCCGCTGAATCCATGGAGGAACTACCACATCCACTTGTGAAATCAAAGAGCCCACAGGGTATCTCTGAGTATCAAGCATTCCTCCCTGAATCAAGAGGAATTGAATCCATGGGGCCGGTCGGAAACCAAACATCTGTCCATACTCGTAAGCATAGTTAAGAGCCTCTTCATATGGTCCAATGTTGTCAGGAAACTCTCCAGCATATGGAGAAGGCCGCGGCAATACGTATTTACCCGAAGAAAAGTATATTGGGTTGAACCATAGATCAGTACCGGGCAATCGAAAGTATCCGTATAGGCTGCGCAATGGTCGGCCTGCACTATCGGTCGCACCGTTGTCAATCTGGTGCTTGCGTTGGGTTCTCTGATATCGACTCCACCACGCCAAATATTCTGGGTGCTGCGCAAAAGCCTTAATCCAAAATATCGGTCCACGACTCTGGAACATCCAGAATGGGGAGACAGATTTTATCATGTTGTCAATACGATAGTTCCTACCGTATTCCAACATCCGGTCCTGCGTAAACTTAACTGCCCCCTCAAATGTGTCTGTGCCCGTGGCAGCATTAGTCATCGCTGAAAGTTCTTCTAGACGGCCTGGATTAACATCCGCAATTGCCTTGGTTCCATCCATAGCAACGTCGTGTGCCGCTCCCTTTCGCCAAATAGCCTCATCAAGGATTCCCCGAATAAGCGTTCTCTGGTCGGCTGGGATGTTGGCAAAATCCATTGTGCCGTCAGCGAGGCCCTTTACTATGCCCTGCTTCAGTTCTTCCAAGCTTCTTGTAAGCGCCGATCTCTGGGCAGTGATGTCATTCGTAATTCGCAACCAGGACTGAATACCGTCAGATAGCATCCAGCGAGGGATCGGACCCGCCGCGTGCCCCACTAATTCTGGGGGCAGAGTAGCGATGTCAATAGACACGGCCAGGGCTCGGGCTTCGTCCTGTAGGCGACGTAGGGCTCCAATGGTATCTTGATGTACGGGAGGTGCCGCTGCTTCTGTAATCCCTCGTCGTAAAGCATCATTTAGTGCGCCCTGTTCTGCTCTTGCCCATTGAAGTTCTGAAGAGCCCGCTGGCATGTCAAAGATTTCACTTGTTATTTGCGCTAAACGAGTTTCTATTTGCGATCTGGACATGTATCCAGAAGCATATCTTCCTAATGCTTCACCCTGAACAAATAATTGATCTGAAAGGCCACTTAGACGAGCAACTTCTTGTTCTAAGAAGTCAATGAATCCCTGACGAGTTTGAGTGGCTTCTGCCCCCCAGCGACTTCGTAGCGACTCTCCACCATCATCAGCCTGAGTAGCGAAGGCTTCCCACAAGTTATCTGCGTGTTGAGTAGCATCGTCAATAACCTGCCCGGCGTTCTCTCCAAACTCCTTAGCCACAACCTTTGCTACGTCCGCGGTGGTCTGAGCCGCGCTAGTAGACGCTACATGCTGTGCAGTAAAGGCGGCGTTAAAGGCCGCTTCCGCGTTCTTGATAGTTACGTTTCTTCCAAAGAAGCTTTGAATCAGGTGTTTGCGTAGGTACACCGTACCCCGCCAAGAACTAAAAGACACACGCGTACCCGCGCCTGCGTCGGTTAGACGAATAGCCCGCAGTGCCCCATTCTCAAAGTCTAGGTCAACGCCAGCCTTAAACAGGATGTCTCGAAGACCCGGCACTTCCACGATCTCTCCCCGGAGAGCGGCTTCGATAGCCTCATCATTGAAAGTGATGATGGCTTCGTAAACTTGCTGACCAAGGCGATCAAAATGTTCCCACGCCGCTGCTCGAAGAGGACCTGGATCAAGTCTTAAGGGACCAGGGAAGACGCGCAGGAAAAACTTCTTAACATTATCTCGAATGAGACGAAGTTGTGCATCATGATGCAACAGAGCTTTAGCAACTGCAAGGTTTTGTGTGCCCTTTGCAAGTGCCTCAGCGGTCCCAGCCGCCGTGTCTATGGCTTCAGAGATTTGTCGTTCGGCATCGAATAGCCGGGCGGTAGACTCACGTTGCAGTTCTCCAAGGCGGTAGTAATCCTCGCTCATGGTGTAGACAATCTTCTTGCCTACTCGCATTTGCTCGGTAGTTACGGTTAGTTCCTCACCTTCCAGTCCTAGGCGTACTTCTCCTTCCTGTACGCCGAGCCGAACGCCGCCGGACCCACGAGTACGTACGGCATCCCGAGCTTCCTCGGGAGTCATCTTTACCCAAGTCTGCTCGCCGTCGCCAAGCCCCATGCGAAATTCATGTCCAGGTTCGAATACTTCACCATCCTTTACTGGACGCCACCAATCATCACCAACACGAACCGCACCACTGCGCGTTCGGTCAATAACTACTGGTTCTACTACTCCAGGGATTGGTCGTGTAGTGCCCGCAGTGCCGCCCGGTCGCATATCATCAGCAAGCGATCTTAGGGCTGGGTCATTACTACGATCAACTAACTCTGAGTTGATCTTGTAGATTGCCTCATCTACATACTCTGTGACGGCTTGAACTCTGCCTTCTGGCTTTACCTTGCGCAGTACATCTTCAATATCCTCGACAATAGGCCGGAAGATGAGCGCCCGCATCCGGCGGTCCACTCCGTTCTTTTGAAGTATATCTTCCCAGTTATCTGGAAGTATCTGCGAGAATAAACGCTCGCTTCGTCTACCTGAGCCACCCAGTATGTTCATAAACTCTGCGGCTTTCTCTACATCATCAGCGGACGCTAACCATGCTTTACGAAAAGCAGAAATGGTATCGGGAGTCGCACCCAGTTGAACCATGTCATCGACGATCTTCTCCAAATTAAACTGATCCATTGTCCAGAATACAGAATCAAACTTCTGGATAGACAATCTAGTTCGAAGCCCGAATTCTATCAGTGCATTTGTATTGACTGCCCCACGCGCTAGAATGTTCTTGGTCATACCTACTTGATCCCAAGACCAGCGCAAAATCTTCTGCAACAAGTTATCTGTTGCGCTGCGCGCCTGCCGTACTGCTCTCTTCTCTGCAATAATTTGTCGCCGAGCGTCAGTTAGAAGACTTAGTGGACCATACTTAAACCGTTGGCCCTGCAGTGCTCTCTCCACAATGGGTTCAACGTAATCTAATTCCCCTTCTAGTTCGTGGATAGCACGACTAAATGCCGTCTTAAATTCTTCTCGAAGAAGATTACGACCAAGCAATCGACGAGTATTGATGCTATGTAGAGTGCCCATGTCATCATACAACTTACCGCCCGAGAGCAAGAAACGTACAGTAGAATCCAGGTAGTTAATAGCCGTCCAGCCCGGACGCAATCCCAACCACCACTCAAACAAGTGGTTTCTGAATCCGTAGAACAGTTTAAACGCGCCGCGACCCAACTCCATGTCGCCTTCCATATTCACGCCAATGCGCTTCATAAACTGCCAAATAGGGTTGTCGTCCAAAGTCTCTGGACCTAGCTTTGTTTCATGCAATCGTCTATAGACAGTTTCAAAGTTCTGTGCAAACTCACCAGCAACGAGACGTGGCTTAGATGCGATTTCTTCTGCAATAGCCTTAGCCTTACTTACCTGCTGAGCTACTGGCAGATTAGGGAAATCTCGAATGGTGTCCCGGATCGCACGGTCATAACTGCGCTGAAAGATGATGTTATAGGCATCGTCAATAAGTTGTCCCCAGTTGTCTGGGTTAATGCGCTGCATCCATGCTTCGGACATATTAGGATTGTATAAGTCCTGTAAACCGCGCGCAAGAACTTGCCATCTTCGCGTCACACTCGCAGGTAATTCTGCGATTGCGTCTGGGTTGCCTTTAGCAGCCGAAGCCAAAACTTCAATCATCTGGTCTAAACCACGGGTTGTACCAATAGGCCCTGTCAAGGTTTGTTCAGTACCTTGCGCCAGCTTCTGAATCAAGTTACTTGCATTTCTCTTATAAACTCCAGCAACAGAGCTATGAGCCTCTGCAAAGAAGAAATCTAGCACAGTTCTGATGGGCTTAGTCTCAAGCACGCCCGTAGACCTAACCGCCCGGCCACCTAGTCTAAATAGATCACCGATTCCTCCACCCACCTCTGAAAGAATCTTTTTCCCTGTGCCAATGCCCATGAAGTTGGATATGTCGAAAGCAATACCCATGGCAAGGTTTACGCCCGCATGTTCGTAATTATCTCGTATGGTACGAATTACGCGCGGGTCTAGTGGACCCATATTCTCAAGTTCCGCTATAGCCACGGCCTTAAGGAAGGCTTCCTCTCTCCAAGGCTCATCCAGTCTAGACCACATAAAGAATGGGCTATACCAATGTGCCGCGCGAAGTTCAAGCTGCTTAGCCTCGGTCATAAGGCTAACTGCTAATCCCCCCTTTCCTTCTGCCAGAGCAGCATGCGCCTGCGACTCTAAATTCGACTTCTCATGGAGAGCTTCCTTGCGGGTCTCTTCCATTCTATCTCTATCCCGATTACTTCTCGCTAAGGCCTCTTGTTGTAACCCAGGTTCAGCGTTAAAGATGCCCTGAACGTAGGCATCAAACTCTTCATCAGAGTCAAAGGTATCTCGATAAATCCCCATGTCCCCAACTCGACCACTTAAGCCTCCGCGGCTATAAATGGCAAGCATGGTTTCCATAGAGCGGTCGAACTCACCCCGCCAATAATCTGGGGGAGTAACCCAAGTAATCTCATCGGCCCGTCCACTAGCGATGAGTGTGTCTATTTCATCTTCTGTATACTTAGTGTTCGTGTCTTTATCAACGCCATATGGCTTAATCTCTTGTCCAAATATGCCCGCGCCAACCTCTCGCATATTGGCATACTCATATCCTAAGCCGGTAACAAATACCTTCCCAAGACTTGTAATACCGGCCCACGCCAACTCCATGTGAGAAATACCCGGACGCCCTTCCTCTGATTCTCGGGTTGTAACATTGGCTAAACCGCGAACTGGCTCTTCCAATAGTCTAAGGGCATCAAAAGCACTTTCCCACCAAGCAAGTTTCAGTGGAGTAGGTTGTGGAACATCATGCAGAGTAGGAACAAACGCGGTGTCTTGGGGTAGATTTCTAGTAATAGAATCCTGCCACATTTGAGTACCACCAGCATCATAGGCACCAAGCTCAATTCCTTGCAGCTTCTGCTCTACTCCCATTATGTACAAATCTTGGCGCTCTTGTAGAGTCAGGGGCTTAATGAAATCATTCTCGATCATTCCCATTGTGTAGGAAATGCCGGTGTCTTCTATAGACCATGTTTGCTGCTTAGGGTCCCAGAATAGGGGCATGCCGGTCGGATCAGTGGTTGGGTACGGATCATTATTCTCATCAAAACCCAGGAATACAATATTTCCGTACTCCGGCCACTTCTGCTCTGCGTGTCTCCAGATAGGCAAAATCTGACGCGTCTCTTCTGCGGCATTAACAGTATCCGCAAATGCGTCAGTATTCCAGAAATCTTCTCTCTCTAGTGTAGGTACTCGGGGGTCTTCTACTCTATCTGGCAGCACCAAGGTCATACCTGGGTGCAATACTTGACGGCCCGGGTTAGAACCCTGAAGGTCTACCTTGTACCGCTCGTCTCCATATATTCGAAGAGCGATAGAACCCCAAGAATCACCAGGGGTAACGAAGTAGATATCACTACCTTCGTTACTCTGGCGAGGGGGCAAATCTCCGCCGCCGCCTCCCCCGAATGCCGGTTGTCTGCCCGTTATAGCTGAGGCACGACTAAAGACATCTTCGGGACTAGTGGTAGAAAATGATGGCGGAGGTGGGGTAGAAGTTGGAGGATAGGTTGGCAATTAGCCCTCGATTATTGATTCAGCACCTATTTCTAAATCCATGGCCTGCTCTTCGGCAGCCTTAATTCTTGGTCTACCTCTCGGTGCCAGAGGCTTTGGAGGATTTGGCACATATGCTGGGTCTTCTAGGGCCTCTCGAATAAACAAAACGTAGAACTTGTTATTCTCTTTATATAGTTTATCAACAGCCCATCCCTCTCGGGACCACTTGTTGCAAACTATATCAACCTCTCCAGCGCCTATACTTGCAAACTTATACTCTTTCATGTTATCTCCTTAGAAGTATCTAGGGTTGGGCGGACGAATCAAATCACCAAACTTGTTTCGAACCTGTCCGGTTAGGGAACCGGCAGAAAAGAACGGATTAACAAAGCTTCGAGCTAACGGCCCGAACGCACTTAATTCTCTACTCTCAGTCTGTGCCAACATCGGATCAAGAGCCGATAACAATTGTCCTTGCTGAGTCTCAGTTAGTTGAGAAGCTCCAGAAGTCAACCTGTAGTCTTTAACAGTATCTGCTAGACCCCGCAAGAAGTTGTACCCCGGCCCAAAGTCATCCGGGCTCTTTCCAGAAATACTCAAAAGCTCATCAAATGCAGTCAATGCGTTCTGTGCGCGTTCCCCAGTGAAGAATTGAGTACGAAGTTGGGGGGTAATTTCTGTGGCTGGCTGAAGTCCTTCTAAGAGTTCTGGATTCAAGTGCGAGAACTGTGTAGGGTTAGATTGATAGAGGTTCGTCGCCACGGTTCTCTGGTCTTCTGGACTCAAAAACGGAATCAGCAAGTTAGAAAGAGTCTGGTATTCCGATACTGGGTTTATGACATCCGGTGCCAAAGCCTTCCACCACTCAGGCGCGCTCGCGATCTGGTGCTCGTATGGACTAAATGTAGCAGATATCGGAGCAAGCGGGCCGGCGGGACCAATATCCTGGATAAACCCACCACCGCCGCCACTACTCCCCGATTGAGTAGATGTTGATGTACCCGATCCAAAGAATTCCTCAATAAACTGATCGTAAGTATATCCTGCGCCCATAATCTCGGCTAATGCCTGCTGCTGAGACTCGGGTGTTGAATATCCTAAGTCAAGAAGGTAAGGATCAGGAAGCGGCTGGTCGTCGGGCCAGCTACCTGGAACAGCACCACCAGAACCTCCTACTTGAGTTGATCCTCCATAAGCATCAATTATACCTTGTTGTGTTTGGGGATCGAGATACTGCCAAACCTGATCGCTAATTCCGTAGGGCACGTTACTTTCTCCCGAACAGACGTGGAATGCCCGCTCGTTTAGCTTCCATTACTCTAATGTACCGCTGAACATGGTCAAATCCAAAACGACGTTGTAGTGCCCGGAAGTGTGTATTTTGCAATTTGCTGTACTGAATCAACGCTGGGTCGGTCTCCGCCCCAACGCGATCCAACGTGTTCTTCATTGCCTGCTCAAATGGATTACCCAATTGCTCCTCCTATCGAGCCATCAAGGCCCGGTTGTTGGTTAGAAAGTCGGTTAACTGTATCAAGGGTTGATTGACCCGGTGCGGGGAATCCGGCTTCCTGTGGAGTTCTTGCGCCAGTAGCACTAGCCGTACCCAACGCGTTACCTGGGGCCGTTCCACCCCCACCCTCTGCCGGTCTTCCTCCATTCTGGCCCTGTTGATTCATCATCAACTGAATAACCATCATGGCGGCCTGATCCCCCATTGCGGCGCGCTTTTGTAGTTCAATCAAAATCCCATACTGAACCATAGACGGATGTTGTTCCGCCATTTCCATCATACGCTGCTGCCACTCATCGCCGGGCTGATCCACATCCCAGTATCGCTCCATCCTAGTTCGTAGAGATAGAGTATCTGCGGACTGTGTTGATAGCGCAGCGTTTGTTACTTGCTGATTAGGGAACTCGGCCTTGATCTTGGCCGTTACCTTATAGTCAGCAATCTCTCTACCAATCATCTGGTCGGCAAAGTTCTTGCCTTTAAAGGTCCCGTAAACCCGCAGCATAGAGTTAGAAGCAAAATTGCGAACCAATTTAAGCGCCTTATGCGCCCACTTCGACCAAAACAATTCGATCTGTCGAATAGGCTCAATCAGGCGAATGCGGTTCTGGTCAGTCATCTGGCTGATAGCAAACCCGGCCCCCTGTCCTTCCATACCAAACAGGATATCGCTGAACCCAGATTGCTGTAGACGAGATCGCAAATAATCAATCTGCAGATTCGAGTCCGGGGCATTACCCGGCCATGTTGGGAACCCAATCTCTTCGTCTACGCTTAGGCTAATTGACTTTCCAAATCCAGAGTCAACCGTCACGGATCGGCCCGGTAAGGCCTTAACAAACATAGGTAACGAGCTATAAACATCAATCTGGCGCTGTCGCCGGTTGACGTTCCGCTCGATCATCACAATAGAAGGCTCAAGTGGGCGGATAACTCCGTGCCCCCACTTATCAGGTTCTTTCAGGTCTACTGGCTTAAAGAATCCAATGGTAAATGGAAGTTCTTCGTAACCCTCCATAACTCGGGGAGTGAACCCAGGAATGAACTTCTCATTGAATAGAACAGCATTAATAATGTAATCGCCGTCAGGGTAGTGTGCGACCCGCCAATAATCAATTAGGTCATACTCCACATACATCTTCTCAGCTTCCCGTCCGGTAAAGGTCTCGTCTCTAAAGTTGTATAAGGTTTCTGCGTCATACACAGACATGCGAGTTGCGTGAAAAAGATAAAGCCATCGCTGTCTACCGCCAGGGACAATATAGACCTCTAGCGGATCAATAACCTGAGTTCTAAGCGGCAGTTCCAGGAACGCCCGCATAGGTATAGACTGGGGTGCTCCCAACTCTGCATCGGGATTAGGTAATTGAATTAGG